TCCACTAGTAAAGACTCAGTCGATTCAAGCAGCTGGATCCTTTTCTATATATGTTGGGTCTGTACAATCTGTTTTTATTAATAGTTCTGGATTTTTGGGAATCAACAAAATTGACCCATCATACAATGTTGATATAAATGGATCTTTTAGAAGTAATGGAGATACGTACGTAACAACCGAAAACGGTAGAATCGCAGGATTTACTGGGTTGATTTCTGGACAAACAATTCACCTTCAGTATGGGGGCGACGTAAACCACAGGATAAGTACGACATACGGGTCTGGGGTAATTATGGATGCGTACCATGGGCTTACGTTAAGGACAAGTCCTGCTAGTACTGGTTCGGCATTAGTAATTAACAATAGAAATTCTTCTCAATATACACAGGAGTGGCAAGTTTCTGGGGTAAATAAAGCATATATAGATGGGTCTGGACAATTCTACTTAGCGGCGTTAGCAATAAATGGCCCAGTGAAGTCTGTCGGAGGGATTATTTCTTCCGTAGCAGGATATAACGGAGCTTTCACAGTGCCAACAAATCCACCCGGTCAACAGACACTGGTTATTCAAGATGGTATTATCGTAAATGTTTTGTAAATTTGTATCATGGTAAAAATAGAGCAGGTAATCGTACCTACAAAACAAGCAGGTGAATACCTTAACATAGTAGCTCTTAATTTTCCAATGAACCCAGATCAGGTAGAGTTTTATTGGCAGCTGCTAACCGATGACACCAGTGGGATTTGTGTGTTAGATGGAAAGTTGTTGATGAACAAACAGACATACGACGGATGGAATAGCGACGACTCTTATGTTGTAAATTGGGCTTGTAATTTACTCGGATTCAAACTAGTATGATAGACTTAAATAAAAACGCAATAGGCCTTGATGGAATAGAAATGCAAGGCATGAACCTTGGCAAGGTGGTAGCTCAAACACTAGTTAGCTCATCTAGTGGAGACCCGTTGAAGTTTTGGCATTGGGCCACAAAGTTGTACAGTGGTGAAGGCTTAGATCTAGACGACAGCGACAAAGACTTGTTAAAAAAATTTATAAAGGATAGCGATGTCTTGACTGTTCTAGCAAAGGCACAAATACTAAAACTAATATGAAAAAAATACTCGAAATATTCAAGGGTGATAATGGTCAACTTTCTAGCAAACGCTTCGTTGGCATTGTCGGTGCCTTCGTATTATTCGGCACAATGGCTCACAACTCACTGAGCCCGCAAGAGATTGCACCCAGTGCTGAGCTGGTAGCTGCTGTAGAGTGGGTGACCATCCTCACGCTCGGTTTCACGTCTATCGACAAGTTTAGCGGTAAGAACAATGCCGAAGGATAAGCCAATACCAAAGACTACAACCGGAAAGGGTGCAAACTACTTGCCTACAAGCAAGGGCGCTGGCATGACTGCTAAGGGAGTGGCCGCATACCGTAAGGCAAACCCAGGATCAAAGCTAAAGACTGCAGTTACTGGCAAAGTAAAGGCTGGAAGTGCTGACGCAAAGCGTCGTAAGTCTTTCTGTGCTCGCAGTGCAGGACAGATGGCAGACTTCCCAAAGGCAGCTGCTGATCCAAATTCACGCCTGAGACAGGCACGTAAACGCTGGAAATGTTAAAGTACGCTGTCGCCATCCTTCTTTTCACATCTTGCAGTGCTAACTGGCACTTAAATCGTGCAATTAAAAAAGACCCATCGCTGCTGAAGGGTGGCGATACCGTATTGGTTCACGACACCGTAATCACCACAAAGGAGCGAGTTCTTTACGACAGCTTTGTTACAACCGAGTACGACACGGTTACCATCGAGGACAGCTTCGTGTACACACAGGTCATCCGCAAGGACAACGTGATAAAAGTATACACCAAGTGTAAGTCAGACACCGTTCGCATAACCACGAAGATTCCATTCCAGTTACCACCAAAAGTAGTAAAGGCTGGAATGACAGACGTGCAGACCGCGATTTGGGCAGCACTGATATTGCTTTTATTAATTATTATCATTAGATTTGTAAGTAAATGAATACACTTGAATCAACCGAATTGGAAAGCTTAAAGGACTTAAACTTTAAAGTTAAGACCCTAAAGGAAGAAATTGCTGACATTGAAGTATCTTTGTCAAGACTTAAGACCAAGAAACAGAGCGCACTGTTCGAGATCGAGGTAGCTGCTGAGGAGCTTTCAAAGTTCCAAGCAGAGCTGTTCGAGAAGTACGGTAACGTGACGATCGACCTAAGTACAGGAGAAATAAAAAATGGGTAACATTAACAACTACACAACCGACACAGCCTTGGTGGGAACCGAGAAGCTGTTGATGTCTGACACCCCTGCCGGTGGTGCAACAAAAAATACCACAGTAGACGCAGTTGCCGACTACGCTTGGACCGCAGGAGCCCCACAGGTGACTCAGGCTCAACGATTGGCATTGGTCGCTACATTGGGTCAAGTAGTATACCAAACAGACGCTACAGAAGGCTTGTATCAATACAAGTCATCTGGCTGGTCAGCTTTATGATTATACGCAAGATATCAGTTGGTGCAGACTACAAGAACGCCATGAACTACCTTCATGGGCAAGACGTTTTGCGTGGTGAATATTTCATCGACTTGATTATTATGCGTGACAATGGATTCATTGAGATTTGGATCAAGAACGAATCTGGCGTGTTGCTGTGGAAATCGTTCAACAACAACATGCCGATATCGATCGAATACGATATAGACTTTTAAATAAAATGAAATCACCGCTCTGCTTTGTAGTAGAGCCTGTTGGCGACAAGCTTTACGACAACACAAATGAAATTGGGCTCATACTGAGCGCATCCAAGGAGGACCACACAGTAACGAACAGATTCGCTACGGTCATCGCCACTCCGATTTTATACACCGGGGAGATTGTACCTGGTGACACACTGATGGTACACCACAACGTATTTAGAAAGTACTTCGACATTCGTGGCAAGGAGGTCTACGGGCCATCACACTTCAGAGACAAAACATTCTTAATAGAGGACGACCAGTACTTTTTGTACAAGCATGACGGACAGTGGAAAGCTCCACACCCGTATTGCATGGTCAAGCCTGTAGAGAACTACGACGAGGGTGTAATTATGTCTACGGACCTAGAGAAGCCATTGTTAGGAATTCTTAAGTACGGAAATGACTACCTTTACTCAAAGGGATTAAAAGACGGCGACTTGATCAGCTTTCAGCCAGAGAGCGAGTACGAGTTCAAGGTCGACGGAGAGAAACTGTACCGCATGATGAGCAAAAATATCTGTGTAGCGCTATGACAACCGAAAGAGAGTTCAAAGAGAAGATCATCGCTGCCGCAGAGAAGGCAATCGTAGAGCTAATACTGGTGGCTAAAGAACCAATCCTTAATGGTGGCTCAGATACTGACCTGTCTGCCGACAAGCTAAAGAACGCTGCGGCGACAAAGAAGCTTGCCATCATGGACGCGTTTGACATCCTCAAGCGGATCCAAGAGGAGAAGAACATGCTCGACGCACCGGAGGCCAAAAAGACTCCCGACGCTGTCGAGACTAAAAAGGGCTTTGCGGAAAGGTTCTCTAAATGACCAAGCTGTATCAAGTACTCAAAGATGTTGTAAGACCAGAGGTCTTAAACAAAAAGAACAAGGATAAGTCTTGGGAGTACGGATGGGATCCGACGCATGACTTTGTGGTCATATCAAAGGACGGAACCATCGGGCCAATCTACGAGATCAACGGACTTCGTATCGCACTGCCGATGCCGAAGGACATACAGAACCGTGGAGCCAAGTGGCAGCCACAGGAGTACCCCAAGGACTTAGCAAAGATCAAGACCATCTTCGACTGGAACAAGTACGACAACGAGTTCAAGACCAAGTGGATTGACTACATCGAGACAGAGTTCGACAGGAGAGACAACGGTTTCTGGTTCATGAACAACAAGCAGAAGACCTACATTACGGGAACTCACTACATGTATTTGCAGTGGACCAAGATTGACGTTGGTCTTCCAGAGTTTCGTGAGTCTAACCGCATATTCTTTATTTTCTGGGAGGCGTGCAAGGCAGACACAAGGTGCTTTGGAATGTGTTACCTCAAGAACCGTCGTTCTGGATTCTCGTTTATGAGCTCGTCTGAGCTGGTGAACACGGCAACCATCAACAAGAACGCACGTCTTGGTATCCTGTCAAAGACCGGTAACGATGCAAAGATCATGTTCACGGACAAGGTGGTGCCTATATCGAACAACTATCCATTCTTCTTCAAGCCGGTGCAGGATGGTATGGACAAACCAAAGACTGAGCTCGGATACCGTGTGCCTGCGTCCAAGATTACGCGGAAGAACATGGACAAGAACGAGGAGGAGATCGAGGGACTTGACACGTCTATTGACTGGAAGAACACGGCTGACAACAGCTATGACGGTGAAAAGTTGAAGCTACTGGTTCATGACGAATCGGGTAAGTGGCTTGCACCAAATAACATTGAGAATAACTGGCGTGTAACTAAAACGTGTTTGCGTCTTGGTTCGCGGATCATTGGAAAGTGTATGATGGGCTCTACCTCGAACGCACTCGACAAGGGTGGATCT